CTTTCCAGCTAATCCATACCATGATCCAGTAGCGTTCGATGTTGACACCAGATATGTGTCACCGTCCTGTGGATTTGGTGGAGTTGGTATTGTTGAACTTATTATAGTAATTTGATCCCAATTATTAGACAATGAATTCCATATCACCAGTTGGTTGTCTTTGGCAGTCCACGCTCCAAAACTTTGAATATAATACGTGTCACCGTCTTTTGGTGATGTTGGAGGAATCGTTAATGTGTCACTTAAAACAGGAATAACACTCCACATGTACTCAGATTCATTCCATCGTACCAGCTGTCCTCCTAAACTAGCCCAAGATTTTTGTGCACCAGAAGAAGGTACCAAATATAACACTCCGTCTTTTGGAGTAGGTGGTACAGTTAATGATGAACCCCTTATGTTTACTCGTTCCCATTCATTGGTATCTGCATTCCATAATCCGTAAGCATTACCAAGTCCATACCAATCACGGACAGCTTGTGATGCGTAGATGTAATACATATCACCCGCTTCCGGGTTCGCATCTCTATAGTTATTGGTCCACTTTATGTCGATCTTGTTCCATTTTCTTGTGGGCTGATCCCACATAACGTGTGAGTTGGCGAACGTAGACCAAACACCGTATGCTCCACCACTAAACACATACATTACCGCTTGATGTTCTGGATTTGGTGGATATCTATTATACGAATCTTTTAGTGGAAATGTCACCCACGCACCTTCCCATATAACAACCTGACCACCAAAGAATTCCCAATCTCCAGTAGCTCCCCACGGCACAATATAACACTCACCGTATGGACGCTGGCTGACTCCAGATGGTAAAGGAGGTGGTTGTGTTAATGTACTGCTTATTATTACTAACTCGTCCCATTTCTGTGAATATTCATCCCATTGCAGATACCTGTTGTCATATCCAGACCACTCGCGCTGGCTTCCAGCCGGGACTAGATACACGTCTCCGTCAAACGGATTTGGAGGACTATCGTAACCGTAAAAGGTTGGATAAAGTCCAATAACATCCCACTGGTTTGTATGTTTGTCCCACTTAACGAGATGTGAGCCCAGACCAGACCATCTACCTGTCGCGGCTTCTTGATTAATGTAATTAATCTGACCGTGTAATGGATTCGGAGGTACTCCCGTTCCAGAGTATAATATTTTAGATGCAATCAAATCCCAAGATTTTGTTGTTTGATTCCATCGAACTGCTTCACCAGACCTACCTGTCCATTCACCAGTTCCACCAGTTGGAACTATATACGAATCACCGTCATCTGGATTTGGAGGATAATATACGTTCATAATAGGATCTAACGTAGTCCACGTAACATTTGTAGCATCCCACGACATATACTTATAATTCTTACCGTACCAAGCCCCGCTATCCGGTATGTGATATACTATTGCAGAGTTAGGTGAAGACGGCGGAATCATAGAGTGATAATACGATTCAGAGAAATAATCCCAACCGCCACTCGTTCCTGATCCCGACCATATAGCAACTTTACCAGTCTTTCCTGTCCACTCACCAGTCGGATCAGCTGGTATCACGTAAGAATTCTTATTGGCCGGAAATGTAGGAGGATTCACAGTAATTTTTATCGTTAAAGAAACCCACGTTGACCCAACTCCTTCTACGATTCGACCGTCTAAACCGTTCCATGCTCCAAGGTCTGGTAATACGTACGCTTTGTTTGAGTCCAATACTCCTGGAGGAACGACAGGTGACGGAGTAGGAACTACGTCATACTGATCCCAAGCAGATATAAACACATTCCATTTGACAACCTTTCCACCTATGGTAATCCAATTCCAATCTCCTGTACTGTGAGGTGGAACTTTATATATATCTCCGTCCAATGGTTCAGACGGAGGAGTTAGTTGTACCGAACTAATAACAGAACGGACGTCGGATGTTTCAACAAACAATCCGTTCTTATATATGTTTACAGGTTGACGGTCTTTAATGGTGTGTTCCGGACGATATAACACTTGTGTGCCAGTCGGATTCCTGGAGAATACGTCTCCAATAGACATGTCATCGACGTCACCAAATTTTGCTTGATAGAAAAATGGATACAAAGGAGCGTGTACAGCTAACACAGGATCTGTATACTCACAAATCATTTTGGGGTTGACGTCTAGTCTAACTGCGGTTGGATACGTTGATACCAATGAATCTGTCGCTGTATTAATATTTTTGTAAATTATATTTACTGCGGTTCCTGAAGGTTTTGAATATCGATCCAATTCAACGTTGTCTGCTTGAGATTGCACATACGTGTCCCAATTAACTGGAAGTACAGGTGACTCAGTCCATTGTAATACATCAAACGAGCTCCAATCAGTAGGTTTACCCCAATTGTAAATCCTATCAGACGTGTCTGGATAAATCGTTGAATTATTATATGGAATATAATCAAACCCTGACGTCCTTAGCCAGATCTTTCCAACTTCCTGACTATTCCACAATTTATTATTCTCGTATGATGATATTGGATATATTGTTTTGTCTACACTGGTTATTCCATTATATTGTGCTAAGTCGAATTTTTGAACAACATCAATTGCTCTCATAGGAACATGGTAATGATACCCAGCTGCCGGATGCCAAATCACTATCTCTGACACCACACTAAGAGTCTTTTTGTCGATGATTTTTGCCGGGTTATACTTCGATTTTGACATTCTCATTGCATACGCTGACAAATACACTTGATTATCAAATCCAGTTTGACTATCAAAGTCCGAAAATACTGTCAATGACCTCGTGTTGTTGCGTTCAAAATCGAGATGTTCCCGTAACGCAAAAGATTTCGAGCTATTCACGTCTTGCGCCACCACCATCAAACCATCAGCATTACGAGCATCAAAAACAATATCGATGTCATCCCCGTTTACGCCTGGTTCGTAGTGATTTTCTATTACCAGTGTACCTGAACCATCAATGTGTGGGTATTCTGTTACGTTGACTTGTTCAATAACTTCAGCATCAAAATATAGATTTGACGCCGAGTTTATGTTCGACATTTGATCTGGCATATACTCCCAACGAGTTTCATCCCCATACGCCACTTCTCTAAATGTAGTCTCAAGTGCATTGTCAGCAGTGGTAAAGTGTAGTCTTAACTCGTTTTTACGAACGTCTTCTGGACCTACGTTAATATCATTAAATCGTTTCTTGGTTATATTTCCAAATTCTCCAATTTTATAGGCCCAAAACTCGTCAACTTTCGCATCCACGAATAGTCGAGCATTTATGAAAGCTTTTATGGAATTAACAGAACCTTTATTCTGTATCATTCCTCTCCAGAAAATGAATTTTGATTTTGAACTAATGTTGATATCATCCAAGTAGTCAAGTGGATTGTATCCAAGTAACGCTCTCGCGTGTTCAAGATAATTTGACGTTTCATTTACACGATATGTATCGTAATAATATCTCATATTATCGATCGTGTGTTCTATGTTCTGAATAGACTCTTTTCCGTGTAAGTAATAACCGCCAATGTTGGGACGTAACGTGTCGCTTGTGCCTTTTTCAAAATCAAGCATGAACTTATACGCGCTTAATCCTAAGTACGGATCATAAACTAAGAATCCATCTGATGTATAATCATTAAACTTAATAACATGTTCGTATCCGTCCAGAAATATATGGGCTCCGGACAAATGTGGAACATTATAAGGAAGCATTGTAGAGTCTTCATCAGAATTGATACGTCCAGACTGTGCATACGTACTTCCACTTAATGCACAAGTACGCAACCTACTCTTTTTATCAGTTCTAAAAATATGCAAATTTGAGTTGGGCAAAGGTTGTCCGACTTGGTCGTATAATGTAGTATCCACGCGAATATCAGTGTATGGACCAGTGAAAATATTGGTAATAACTCCGTGTTTCGGGTGAAACCAAATATTATTCCTGAATGGGTTAACTTCATAATATGAAACTGACGTATCAACTTGTTTAACATCGTCTACTTGCCTAGACACAACACCTAAACCAGTGTATATTCTGTTGATTAACTGCTCAATCTCTAATTGCCAACTAACTACTCGATTGGTCGTATGATCAACTTCAACAGCATCAGAGTCGTTAAATCCCCAACCCAAGTCCTTCAAATATTCAACATACCCGTCGATGACATTGACCAACGTTTGAACCCCTGTGTATATGGTTGGTGTTAAATCTTGCTGTGTCACTCGTTTATCTATAGAAAAATGTTTCCAGTGTTTAGACGTAGAAGATCCAGTCAAAGCGATAAACGTGGTACCAACTTCTTCAATGTACGTAGTATCAGTAACAACTGTCGTGATATCAATATGAACACCTGCTATAGCATTTTCGTATGTACCAGCCAATTTAAACGTGTTATCAGTCAATCGTATAACATAATACGTGACACCTGGTTTTAACGGCGCGGGATAATGTCCTGTTGACGATACTTGCACAGGAGAACCTGTGAACCATGTTAGTGTATCATCAGGAATATAGTGAAGATCGTCTTCTGGTGACAGCGACTGTTGAATATTAGCCCAAGGCAATGACAATGTGCCTGGTACTGTTCCAATTCCAGACGTTGTAAATGCACACTCATATTGCTTGATGCCGTAATATGTAATTCCATGTTCCAATGGAGCAGGTGTGTTAACTCTAAATTTCCAATCAGCTCCATCATACTTCGGTACTTTGCTGTTACGATATATAGTCCAGTCGGTTCCTACGGATTCTGTTGTAACTATTAACGAATCTACCCAAAAGTCGCTCATATCAGGAGTTTTCTTGACGATAACTTCGTAGTCTTGTTCAATGAGTTGAAAATTCTGAGATGTCACAGTTAACGACTTCGTATTAACAAACGAACTTGTTTGATACGATAATGGGTTGTTCCATCCTACCCATTTATCTTTAAAATCTGATATGTTGACATCTAGGTTATTATAACGAAGATAGTTCACGTACCACTGATTTACCCCGTTGCTCTGGAATAACTGGTTATTTTCGTCCAACTCTCCATGAAATATAGTATCAGCATGTGAGAATACTTTATTTGTGTCTCTATCGACTTGTAAACCTGCCACATCAATATATGATGGACCAAATACGTGATGTAGAAATCGAACTGGTTGCATTCTGAATGAGATATGCAACAACCCGTATAAGAAATTCGTTGAATGGACCCATTCAAATTCAGTAGGACCTTGTGTTCCAAACAAAAACGGATCTTTTAGTGTGGTTGACATTGGTGAAATATGTACACCGTAATTGTTTAAGAACGTTTCAGTGCTACCAGACACGTATGGTGGTAACAACGAGTCTGTATGAGTATCTACGCATACAAACAGGTAACCTTCTAGTTGTCCACTTATCCCAGTTCCTGGAATGCCGTCTACAGTATCGAAACCTATAGGAATAATTCCTGATTTGATATTCGTCCACATTTGGTCTGACCAACGTCTAGTTCCTAATGTGTCTGCATATTGCGAATCCCACCATATAGGTTTATCGTTGTATCCTTGTAACTTCCAAGGAAGTAAATGTGGATACGGAGTTCCAAAGTTTTTCTCAAATATAGACTGCCAACTTGCATCCCACAAAGACGGATCTCCAGTAGTACGAACTGGACGAATTGGATTAGCTTGTGTATAATTCCACGTAAACGGATCTGTTAATGAATAATTTGTGAAAAATGGATCTTTCCTGTCTGATTGGATATAATCATAATATTGTTCTTTTAAATATTCAACGAATACAGTCTGGTCATCTACATCAGCCAATAGTTCGTTATAATCGAATACTAAATTGTCAAACGCTGGAACAGCATCGTACAGACGTTGTTCAACTTCCAAAATCACATCACCTACGATATTCACCAAGTCTATCAACATCCAAGCAATTGCAGGGTCGCCGTTACCTAACACACCAGTAGGATCCTGCGCAGCTATCCAACCAGTGGTAGTTTTTTGAGATAAAATACCGGCGACATTATCTAACCAATATGAATTCAATGGAACCGCTGTAAGAGGCATTGCTGCACCAATATGTGCCACGTTGTATCTATATAATTTACCAGCAGTTGGTCCAACGGTTTCCGTGCTTCTCCAATATTGACCTTTCACTACAACACTCCAGCTTGGTCTCGCAGCAATAGAACTACTTGTTCCTCCTGTGGATTGAATTACTTGTGTATACACATGATCCACAACTGACTTTGGAATAAACAATTGCGAAATATGTCCGTCGTGGTGCATGATACTATTTAAATTGATTGATTCATCCACGAGTTTAATTGGTTGTGTAGGATATGCCAGTTTCAAGAACGGTACTGTAGCAATCCAACCTTTAATACCTTTACCAGTGATTGGATTATACGTAGTAGAGTCACCATACGAGAAGTCAAACACGTCGTTAGTCTCAAACTCATTAATCGTAACATCAGCAAAATACTTGTTTAGATCCCATATTACGTCGTTGTTGGTATCTGATAATATAGAAACAGCATTACGTATGCACAAATCTTTAATAAACGTTAAGTTATACTCATATTGCAATCGAGCAAAGTCTATGATCGAACGAGGAGTGCTAGACGTTTGAAAAATTGAAGACAATAACGTATCATAACTATCATTGTGTTCCTTAATTGTACCACCTTTGCTATAGTTAGGAACATCTATTAATCGATAATAATCAGATGTGACTTCCGGGAAGGCAGTAACTAGATCTTGTGTATCAACGATTGATCGGAAATGTGTTACTAATTCTGAATATTTTAGTATCTTTCGATTCTCATGATGCACGTTAAAGAATAATTGATTTGGTATCTCCCAATCGCCATTCGACTCGTCCACACTTGCAGTCTGTATTGTATTATCAGAATCGATGTATTGTTCTCCGTTTGCCAGTTGGTACTTGTTTACGAATCGTGGAACATATCCGTCGTCGTTTAATCCTTTTCTCCATATAGACTGCAATCCAGTTGGGTTTTCAGTACTAACAGACCACAGATCTTTATAACAAAATAAGATTCCGTTATCATTATCAAGTAACGTTTGATCAAAGAAATACTCTTTACCAAATGATGTTACCTTTATTCGTTTACCAATACGAGGATCGACAGAGGCAGTTGACGTTTCTTGGAACGTAAAGATGGTGCTTACTCGATTGGCAGACGTTCCATCAATGTTGAATACATCAAATACAGGATATTGTGTGTGGTGTGTTTTTGTTTGTTCTACTTTTCTATATTTGACTAAAGAAGACCACGTTGTTGTATATGAAACATCGTCGAAATCTGTGCTCGTTGACGTTCTTACTAAGAAATTGGTTAAATATTTGTCCACATCGGCAGCAGGATTAATCTCCATTACTACATTAGCACCAAATGGTGGAGGAACAAAGAATCGAATTGCATTTCCAAATACAGTAGAATCGATTGATCCGGTGAATTGGTTGTTGGTGATGCCACTACCTTCTGCGTATGTGCCATACTGACGTGTTCCGTTAACATAAACTCGTATCGCGTCTTGTGAAACCAAAAACGTTTCATTGTTTGATAACGCAAAGATTGAATTAACACCATCTACTGCAGTAAATGTTGTAGTATGTACTAAATCACTCTTTCGTTGTTTGTCAACTGGTACTGGAGTAGCGATATCGACTAACGCCCAATGTTTAACGAAACCGTGCCATTCATCTCCCAAACTTGTTGTTGATAACACGACTTGCATTGTAGCACCTGCTGAATATGCAGCATACACAGCAGCAGGTATGGGTAATCTCGGAACAATCGATGTTATGTCCAGTACTGAATCATACACAGCTGAAACTACCAAGAATTGATAATCAATACCATTGTATGATATCTGAAACTTAGCGTCTTGTGGAAGAATCGCTTCATGGTTTCCACGAACATCAAAAGAACCTGGATGTAATGTCGTCGTAGGAGGATACACGTCGATCACATCAAACAATGTACCAAGTTCATACATTGAAGGTTCTGCTTCGGTAGGACCCCATTGAGTTAATTTTGACCCTCTATACGTCCATGTGTATTTTGTATAAGACCATTCATTTAATTCTAAAAATGGATTATATTCCAAAATCGGCATTTCGGCTCTGATCGCCAATGTAATATTTGGAACATCATTTCTATGCACCCATTTATTCTGACTCGACCATTCATCTAATTGAGCTGTACACACCATGCCAGTAACATCATCCCAAGGAAATATGCCTTGCGAATTTCTTGCAGGAGTGTACTCACTCCATGTACTACCAGTGTAATACTTCAACGTCAGTTCATACGGTGTAGAATCAAACCACAGATCGCCAACCCCTGGCAGTGAAGGCTCTACTGCACTTGGGTTTATCAGATGCCACCACTCAGCTGGTGAATCGTCCCATTGTGTTTTATCCCAACCAACACTACCGTTCCGACAGTTACAATCTCTTACTACCTCTAATAAAGACAACGATACTAATGAATCTGCAATCTCTGATGCGGTTGCAGTTCCACCTGCAACCAGTTCGTTGTGCGCTTGTTGTTTAACGTTTACCCTAGACGTTACCAATGCACACATGTTTTTTATCGTGATATATTGTGGATCAGAGCTAGTATCAGCAGGGTCATACCAATAATACTTCTCCCAGTTGACCAACTTATCAAAGTCTACTGGAGGAGCAAAGTTAAACTGATCTGTGTTACCCCACTTCGGTAACCTATCTGAATTAACTCCCAACCGTTTCAGTTTGTTGAGTACATCGTAATATGACATCATGTAATCTACTGTAGCCACTTTTTTGTGTAACAGTGGCTGCAATTGGTGTGACTGACGGTGAACTGATGGTTCTAATAGTCTGGTGTTTAATTTGAATCTAGGAGACTGTTTTCCAATCGATCCAAACGTAGGAGTTAACTCTGATTTGGTTAAATATCGGTTGACTACGTTTTCCAAGAACGCTTCATTGGTATCTGTTTTCAGTGTCTCCGGTAGAAGATCGAGCAGATTTGTTCTAGGAAGAGAATAGTCAGAATTGTTAGCCATACGTCACCAATACCTCGTAATATAAGACTATTTATAAAACCCATTCATCGCTTTTGCGTGGATGGGATTTAAGCGACAAATGTAGTTAAATTACCATTGACTTAAAATATATTTACAAAATACTTGACAATTCGTATAAAAATGTGCATCTTTACAAAATATTAGACAAGAATGGTCATAAATTAGACCGTGATTTAAACGCAGCAAAGAATATTTTAAATGAAGGATTAAAAATATATCGTCAGGAACTGGCGATTACAAAGGTGGAGAGGAAATTATACGTTAGTAATAACGCACCCTCTATGAAACCCGAAGCCCATCCCATCGCCTCTGGCGTGGGTGGGTAGTTCACAATGCCATTACAAATACGAAATCAACGATAAATCGTGGAACACATTCAACTAACCAGATTCACACAACTTGATCGTTATCCTTTTTGTTTAATAGCAAGTCTTCCAATCGAACTAATGATTTCAACGTCATTAACAGTTACATCTGATATGAACAATTCATCTTCTTTCGAATATACTTGGAACAGATCACCGAAATGGTTCGTGGAATACAACGGAACTAATACAACGGAATCAATGTCCACCGGGAGAGCTGAATGAATGACTGCTGCTAATTCTGTATAATAGAACGTTTCACCGAATTCCCATTTAGTTATATCAAAGAAACTATTAATTGCTGCAATGACATGAAGTTTAATTTGATTGTCGGTTAGAGTCGATGTAGTAGAACGAATGACTTTAAATTTAGATCGTAATTCTGGAGGAGCATTGGCCCCAAACAATATCTTAAACTTACCTGAATGCAATATGACACTATCAGATATCATTTTATTATCGATCAAATAAGCATATGACGTTTTTAAATCTAACGGAGTTGGAACAGACGGAGCATTCGGTAGATATCCGTCTAACCATCGTCTCATACTAATATAATACCCTCTAGTAACGATGAACGTATCGATTATATTCATCGCTGCTGGATCTACTAGATGATGGTTCGGCGTCTTGTGCATCCACAAGAAATTCATTGGGAATCGACCTTCGTTCCTATTATACATGAACTCTGTGTCTGTAATATACTTAAACAGTGTAGTTTCATTTGTTGGCATTATAGTCCAATAATGGTCCACAGATATTCTGGTTGTGTATACATATTCTTTCAATGTAACCGTAGCAGGAGCTTTTAAGTGTACACCAGTTATAACACCTGTTAGTGGTTCTCTGAAGCCACCAATTCCCAATGCAGTATCAATCGATGTAGATGGTAGTACTGTAATATCTGCCATTAACACTGGGAACGGGAATTCATATAACCCCGCAGGACAGACGACAGACGGGCCAATCAAATCACTCAACGGCACATATGACGGTGCTGGTAGATTTGGAAGCATATCACCATCTGTGTCTTCATATACTACGTTGATTTGGTTTATGTTTGGTAGACCAATGTCTGTAAGTGGACCATTATCTCCTGATACGTGTTCAGATCCAATAACAATCATGTTCGTATTCGAAGATAAAACACCAGTTCTGTCTTTGTTTGTGTTGGCTTTTAATACTACAACCACATCATTACCTGGTGTCAACGAATCGTAATTTATAACCTTGTACTGGTTGGAAAACCAAAATTTGGTGCTAGGACTCTCTGCAATCATTCTAGTTATATTGTATGATACAACCCATGGAATTGTGTCTGCTCCTTTCGTAATTCGGATGTACCAAGGTTGTGCAGAGTCCTTTTTATGTAACAAACCTTCAGGGTCTCCTGATGGCATCTCTATAGGAGATCCAGCTGGAACAGCTTCTACCATCCAGTGATATGTGGTAATGTCACTGGATTCGTCATTTGACGTATCTCTCGTCAAGACCCAACCAGACGAATTACTACCTAAACTGGTGAGTCTATATAATCCATTTTCGAATTTATTGGTTTGATTCTTGACCAAGACTAAAGCGTCCACTTGCCATCCTGCAAGTACACCATCGATTCCAGTCCAAGCACCAATACCGGTCAACGTTGCTCCAACACCGAACACTCCGTTGTTGTATACTGATGTTAGGTTGCTGCTGGTCATCGCTCTCACCTCAGGTGACGTTGCGCCTACCACTGCTGTCCACTCAATATCATCCACACCGATTTCGAATTTCGATGTGTTGTCTCCGGATACGACACCAAAAGATGATCCCCATCCTGTTCCAGCACCCGTAGTACCTTCTGTGACATACACATACCTGGGAACATAACTCAGATATATCGTATGGCTATCAACACGGTCTTTTAACGTGGATACTATAGCAAGAAATTCGTCATTCGTAAATGTTCTAATCTTTGCACCAGCACCTATACCATTTGCAGCCCTATTTAAAAACGATCCAGGGTCTGATAATATTGGTTCAACGAAGTTACGAACAACTGTAGTTGCATCCAACGTAGGATTAATCTCTGGCAATGACATCGTCTCATTCTTTAAGAATACTGCAAGATCATCACCGAATATCTTGACATTATCATAAGCACCGCTTGGATCGTTGAATGTCACATATGTTACATAATTCGATTCTCCAGCGAACGTTCTGTTGAATGATCGAATCTTTAATATCGTCTGGTCTTGTAACATGAATGTGTTATAATCTCGTCCGTTTACCATACGATCTTGAGTGTAGTACACTGACGGAGCCATTCGACGAATGTGTTCTATATCTTCCGATTGAGCCGCATTCTGTAGTGTGTTCGTTACCGAAAACGTAAAACTAAACGTTCTGGATATTCCAGACATATCAATGTAGTTGAAACTGGCAAGCGAATTATATATCGAACTTTGTGGGATTACTAAATCAGCATTTTCTGAGGTTCTTGACCAAAAATGAAACAGACCACTTGGAATGCTTGCGAATTCACCGTCTCCAAATATGAATCTAACATCATCGTTTTCCAATGTTTCAATTTCATACTTGTTTCTGACTACGTTAGTGTTGTATATAATGTTCTGTGCCTGTGCTAAGTCAACTTGGATCCACTCACCAAATCTGTCATTACGGATATACGTCTCGTTACCAGACACTATATCATGAGTGTCTGGATCGACGTTGTTTACCCAAACATCAATCTCATTAACATTCGTTAATCCTAAGTCAAACGTTTGATTAGGAGTAATTCCATCAAACGTACGAGTCGTTAACCGGAGTTCTCCTTGTTTGGTAAACATGAAAAATCCAGTACCAATTGAACTATCTCCAAGCCCATCGGAACCATAAACTAGAGTCATAGGAGCGTTATATTCAGGACGTTTTTCGTAAGGTCCATCCTCGTTTAGAGCAATCGGTACTAATTCCATTGGATACGTCTGTCCAGATACAACTGCAGAGTACCCAATTACTCCTCTATCAAAAGCCACGTTATTCAAATTATATAATTCGAACAAGACGTCTTGTACTTGTATTCTATCCGATGGTTGAACACTTCCGAATGGTTGTTTCAACACACTGTTCGTGATCAACAAAAACTGGTCCTTCCAGTATGTATTTGAAGTATCATTCCATGTTACTTTAGCTCCTGCTAAATTCAATCCTCTTGAATCATATATTGGTTCTGTCGTTGACACCGACGTTATTTTTACTAAACCACGAGCAGGAATGTTTCTTGACGCACTGTATGATATTAATTTAGCAAGTCGAAGTACAGATTGTTTTCTTTGTGCAGTTGGAAGAAAGTTCTCATGAGATGCCATATCAACACGATACGCCATAATCTCACCAAGATAAGCGAATAACTCCAGCAATGCAATGAACTCTGAACTTTCTATAAAGTCGTTGAACGTTTCCGGAAAGTATAACTTGAGATAATCAATCATACTTTGTTTGATTGATTGATAATCAAACGCAGTAAAGTTTATATTTTGAAACGCTTGATAAACGGTTTCCCAACTCTCTGCTCTTGAAATTATTCTTCCACTCATGCAATATCACCTTGACATTTTATCTATTTATCATTTACATGAACAGTGAGAAGTGGTGTAACTTATACAGGCGATCTATTCAAATTGAATGTTTAAGTTGAAATTATCCACCATATTTAACTCAATGTACTGAAGTAACACGTTAACGTTAATGTTATTAGAATCATAATTTGGTAACAGTTCCAAGTTTAATAACTCTACCCTAGGATCGCTACTAATGACACGAGTGATTTCTTCTTCTATAATGGAAATACTATTAGAATCAAACGGTTCAAACAACATTTCAGGAATAATTGTACCAAACGAAGGTTGCATCACTCGCTCGCCCTTCCCTGTAAAGATATGATTTAATAAATCTTGTTTAATCAACTTCACGTCTGCGAGGGAAAATCCTGAATTGGTGCTGTACGCATTGCACTTTCCATAGAACTTAGTCGAAAAACCTTTATATAGAGCCACGATATCAATCCTTAATTGTAATCGTATTTACTAGATTATCGTCTCCAGTAGCTTCCTCTGGTCTTATCTTCAGACCCTGCACTCGGATCATCATATGGATATTTGGGCTCGTGGGTATAATCATTTAACGTGGTGCTTCGCATGTAAGGTTCATGTGCTGGTATTCGGTTCGTCCATTTCGCTGGATCTTCGTTTGCTGCAGCAGCAGGCTGTGCGGGTGGACCATTAAAGTGGACGAATGTACATTGTCCTATTATATCCCCACTTGCCTTCAGATATAACGTCCCACCTGTTGATATGTGTCCATGTTTGGAAACCTTAGTGTGGAAGTTTGAATCTGTTTGTAGCAACATGTCCCCAACAGAATGAATTCTTGCTTTCGCTCCAACCCTCACATGATAATCTTTAACTGCTTGAATGCGGATGTCGTTTGTATACATGTGTATTGATTCATCTGCATACATACGAATAGACTTGTTTGCTGTGAAGTTGATATCACCCTCAGATCTGATGTTTACTTTGGTCGTAGCATACACGTCGATATTACCATCTTGATCTAATTCTATCCAATTTTTCCCTTCACTGGTATTAATGTATATGCGTTCATTCGTGTCATCCATTATAATCTGATGTCCAGCGGTTGTTCTGATCTTTACTCTACAATTTTCCTTTCTATCATCCATTGAAATAGAGTGAAATCCAGGAGTTGTCCATGAATATACTTGTGAATCGTAATTAGATCCGGTGTTCTCGGATGTCAGATGGGGTTCAATTTGACTTAGCCCATACCCTTGACGAATAGCCACTGACTTACCATCCGGTGAATCTAAAGTTACATCTTTATCATCAGCTACGTTATTAATTCCGTCGTTTATATAGAATCCTTCTGTGTTTGCAGCAGCAGAATAATCAGCTCCACGTGTTCGCCATTCGTAGTTTCCGGATTTTGAACCAAATGCAGTTTGTTGATTCCCGTATAATGGCTGTATAGGTGATTCATACGAATCTAACGGACCATCGGGCTCTCCATCACTGTTAACCATATACCGTCCATGTGGTAATGTGTGTCCAAGTCGTTCAGTATGTAAACATCCAACCCAAACTCTAGTCATGGGATTACCATCAATACACGTAACAATTACTGTCGATCCTAATTTCGGAATATTCCAAAACCCATAACCAACTGGACCATCAGACTCAGATTGTTCTGTACCTCGCTTGATCCTGTCGTTGTTTACTGTTCCTCCAAATGGAGTCACGTACATTGCCCATGGTAGCTCCTTTACAGCAGCTTCAAACCTATCTCCATATGCCGGGACACATATTCTTAATCTACCAGTTTGTTGAGGATCGTTTGTATCTACTACTGTACCGACAGTAAATCCTGTAAACGACGGTTTGTTTAAGTGTGTCGCTTGAAACATTTACGAAACGTCCTTAAACCAAAATCTATAATCACCTGGAAAATTCTTTGCATCAAACAAATACGTTTGTTGAGCAGCCATATGCATTCTAACTTGAAATAATTCACCGACATTGATTTTGGTAGTAACATTAACGAAATGAGGACCACTTGGGAACACTATCAAAGTACCTCTTTGTGGATTGAAACCGAATCCCCATTGAGGGAATTCTAATACTCCACCAAACACCTCAAATTCTGCATCAAAAGGCACAGTATTTTGGTAATCTGACAAAAACAACACACACGAGAAGTCACGGTCTTTCGTCTTGACCCACTTCTTTCGCAAGAAAGAACTACTTTCACATTGTGGTTCTCCTTCAGACTCTTCGGGATACCATTCAACAAACATAGGTTCAGTCCCACGATACTCTATGTTATAGTATTCTTCGATTTGTGGAATTATTTGTTCAAATTTTTCAAATAGCAATTGTTCCGCTTTTTCATTTCGTTTGATTGTCCGTACAGGAAATCCTTTGGTGTTAACGTCAGGAACTGTATAATCAGCGGAATCGACGATGTGTTCACACATTAACGGAGATATAAAATTCTGAACAACAAGGAATGGAGATTTAACTTCTGTCATATTCTAAGATTCTAAATGTTCTACTACTTGGATTGTGTGTTGTTTTACATGTCGTAATAAATCAGCGAAAGATATGTTTTGTTTCATTAGTTGTTCATATAGTCGATGAATCGCCTCAGAATCATCATGGGTATCATGTTGTGGACAATCAAGATTAACTTGTTCCAGTATCCAGTTCCATTCATCAGCAGAAATAACATCATCGTTCACGACCGCTTCCATTTTAGGATCTATCAGTAACCCCAATTCATCCAATAGGTTCATACCAATCAATAGTTGATCTTCCATACCAGATCTATCGTTCAGGTTGAATAACACATCAGGGACAACCGTCTCACCATGTTTTACTGTGAATTTAATGACAGGACGATACTCAACCCCACCATCAGCAGATTGTACGGATTGGTGTTGTTCGAGTCCAATAACATATTTGGCGTCGTTAAAAATAAATGACGCTACTTGTTCATCTGGTTCGTATTGATTGCTCTTAATGTCGATGTGTTCTGCGTGAAGTGAACAAATCGTAGCACCTGTATCAACTTTTCCTCTAATCGGTTTGTCTTGGTTAAAAGACATTAAAACAACTTCGATATGACCTCCAATCGTCGGTTCTTTTTCTGCGGCTTCTCCTTCTTTCATCACCGTATCTGATGTATTAGCTCTATACTTTCCGATAAGTTTGGCTACTAAAGGAGAGATTACGAGACCATCTCGCATTGACCACACCAACGCAATTCTTTCACTCTTTGTACCGGCAGCAGCGGTGTATAACGAAATGACTTTCTTGTGTTTAGTGACCATTTCAGATACGTTGTCTGGCATTAAACTTTCTCTTGGATTAAAAGTCACATCATTTAGCACAATTTGATCTGGTAACACATTGAGTTTGTGTCCCACAAACTCATCATTCAAATCAGTTATCGATTCATACGTACTCATCATAGGTCTCCCACTTTATATTATTTATCTAAAGTATATAGGAGCAGTAATTGAACCATCTCACACGTGTTTTGTGTAAAACTCGTCTATTCTACGTTTTAAAGGAATAATATATGGAATTATTTGTTTTTTGAATACTAACGGGACAGCACCTTTTTCTACAGCTGTTATGGTAACGATTTGATTTATTTCTTCACCAAACATTTCCAAGTATGCCAGCGCATAAAACGTTTCTTGTAGAAAGTAATCTTCAATCATTGCTTCAGATTTGTTGTTGTTTGAAGTTTTGAAGTCAATAACAGATAACACACCATCAAATTCCCCAATGCAATCAGTCCTACCGGCTACCATAAACTCATCACTATACAATGGAATTTCTTGTATCCGAATGTTGTTGATTCTATGCAACCCAAATTTAAGTTGATTGAACAACTTGATATAATCTGCTGGTTGGTTTTCCGTTGGATTAGGATCATTATTAAGATACTTTTCCGCCATCAAATGAACAGCAGTTCCTCTAGTGGCACATCGAGCTGTTTCCTTTTTAGCTTTGTCAACTCCCAACATTTGTCTCCATGCTTCCAGATGGGGTTTCTCCTTAGACCCCAGTACAGAGGTTATTGATGGGTAATAAGATCCCTCAGGAGTCTTATACCACCGCAATCCCTTTATCGTCTTAGTTGTTAATTCTACGAACTCGGGGACGGCTGTATGAGTAAATTCCCTCACTTAATTATTGAGGCCGAGTTGTTGCTGGTTGTTGTTGTTGCGCTGGAGTTGCCGTCGGAGTAGCTTGTTTTTGTTGTGACAGTTGCTGTTGTTTCAATTGTAACGCTTTGGTTAGACTAATAATTTGGTTATCTATTGGTCTATCAATATTAGCTTTACGTGATTGAAGACTTGCGATCCGACCTTGTAAAACAAGTACGTCTCCTGCTAAATCTTCAAACAATAAGAAGTCTAAAAAGGTTGGCTTCATTGTGACATCTCCCCAGTATCCTCATCATCATCGTCGACTTCATCATCTTCATCATCGTAACCGTTTTTTGCGTCCAACGCTTTTTCGTGTCTCCATCTTGCCAGCTTTGCTAACTTCTGTGTTTCTTTCTTTTCATCGGTTTGCTTTTTGAAAAAAGCTTCCATGTCAAGAACGTCTTCTTCTCCTTTTATCTTAAACTCCGCTGCTTTCAACGCGTATTCTGCTTCTTTCGCATTTGCCTCAGCTGTTTTCGCATTCGCCTCAGCTGTTTTCGCTTCTGCATCAGCTTTTAGCATTGCAAGTACCTTATCGAGGGCAGATTCATTTCCAGCCGCTGCATCCATGTCAGCATTCATGTCAGGTTCATCTGGATCGCCTTGCACATCCTCATCGTCATCTTGTTTATCATCAGGAACATCCGTTGAATCATCTGTAGCATCTGGCACCTGTGTTGGCTCTTCTTCATCTTCCTCAACATTACCCCAATCTACATGAATTATTTCAAACTTATCTTTTAAACTGAACAAGATTTCAGGAATCTCTTTCAAATCCTGTTCCGACGAATAATCGTGTAGAATTTCAGATAACGCCTTTTCAAACTCGGCTGCTTGTGTTGCTCGTACATATACTTTAACCGTATTCCCGTTATCATCCTCGAGACCGAACGAAACGGAATCTTTATCAAAGTTGAAAGTTTTTTGAGCTGATTTTAATTTTGACATAATGTCAGCAGTTTTGAAGCCACCAGTGTTAGTTTCTTTTAATAATTTATTAAGAACGCTCTCACGCAAACGACCTCGTGAGTCATGGTGGAATCTGATTACACGAATTTTAGGAACTTCCGTTTTTTCGCGTTTAATCGGACGAGAAAATAAAGATCCACGAACTCCTGCAACGTCTCCGCCTGAAGTTGTTCCTGGTACTGCCGTTTCTCTTAATAAGTCACGAATGTGTTTCATACATCAAATCCTTTTGCAAAGTGTAACAGGGATGTTAACGTATTTATGAATAAGAAAAAGGAGACCTAAGTCTCCCTTTTATACTCTATCACTTTAAACCATCTTCATGTTACTGCTTTTGAACGTTCTCCACTTATACTGGAGTTGTTCTCCTGAAGTATGTTCTACCCATTCTTGAAACGCAAATAACGTACGTGCATGTGTATCTACGTATTGTTGATATTGCAAATACAAATCACACATGTGGTTTTGATCGGATTCATTTAAATCAGATACATCCAACGCACGTATGTTACTTGGAATTGTCACTGCCGGAATTATACGACGTGTAGACCTTTCACCAGAATCTTTCGTATATTCGATATCAACGGGAATGCATTTAGTGTTCATTGTGATTCCTTATTCGTTGCCTACGACTTCGACTTGAGTATCAGCCTCTACTGCTTCTGTCTTTGCCTCAGCTTCCTCACGAATCAATGTCGTAATTTCCGTGGAAATCTGTCGCAATGCAGCAGATACCATAATGTGTTCATTTTCAAGCTCAACTCGCTTGGTGTGCGTTAGTTCGTATACACCAACCAATCGTTGTGCGACAGGGGATAAATCTGCTACTTTTAATTCGTTTCCATCAATGTTTAGTGTTTCAATAGCCATTCGTGTTTCTCCTTTTAGATATCAATTAAATCAGATAGTTTAGAACCCCGCTGTTCTAAAACTATTTTATTATTTCCAGACTTATTATCTGGTTTCTTACCAACAAATGTCAAGGATTTATTTCCGCGACTTGGATTTTCAATCCTCAATGCTCTGTTATTCCACTTCATTTCCACTCGTTTTCCCACACCATCTGCAGATCGGGTTTTTAGAAATTCCCAATGCATTTCACCAGCAGCTTTTAACGTTTCATTGAATATAATAGACACGTATATATCTGTTGTATTAATCTTGCTTATTCCACCCGCGATATGACTGTGATTTAAATCGGAAGCAGTTACTGCCGATCTGTTTTGTTGAGAAGCCGTAATACCGATCATATTATAATCAACTAAGATTTGACACAATTGTTCAGTAGTCTGTTTATCTTTCTCGAACACATTATCAGCTGATATTTTTTCATTTGGACTCAATAAATCGATATAATCGACAATGATCAGATCAGGGATGTGTTTTCTTCTAATTTCATACTCTCGTAAGAACGCCCTAATCTGATTGGGAGTAGTTCCGACCGGCAATCGTTCGATCACTAAATCATTGTCAAGATGTTTATGTAGCTTGGACATAACCTGCTCGATTTTGGTGTGATTTTCCATCAAATCACGCTGAGTAATCTCAGTTATCATACTCAAATACCGCTTTGCGATCATCTCAACTGGCAATTCAAAACTCAAATATAAAACTCTTAAACCGCTTAAACAATAGTTTAAACCGAAATTAGCCATTGTGATTGATTTACCACCGCCTGAGTTTGCAGACAATAATAACAGTTCTTTTCGTCTAAGTCCCCCACCCAATACCTCATCAAATTCATCATACCCGCTCGGTAATGCAGGATGTTGTTTTAATCTATCTAATAAATCGGTAATATCCTCAAACAATCCAACCCCTGCTCGTTTAAACACAGACGTGGTAATCGCATTCTTAAAATTTGTCTCAATCTGTCCATAATTATCTTTCTCATATAACGAGACAGAATCTAGAATCGCTTTTTTGATTGCAGACCTTTTACAAAAAGACTCTATCTCTTTAATCGAATATTCAATCTGATCACGTGTTAACTCATGAATTACTGTTTGCACCCCAGTCTCTGCTCTTATTTGTTCCGGAGACGGTGTTGCCCTGTATTCGTTATAGTATTCTAGCAAGAATTCTATAGTTTTTTCAAGCGTAGGATCAAAGTATTCAGCTTGAATAATTGGTTGACATATACTAAAGTTATCAGCTGATGATATCAAATATTCAATTAATAGCTTTTGTTTCTGTACACTCTCTAGTTCCATTTATTATTCTCAGTGTTAACTTACATTATACAATGGTATTATATCTATGCAACTATTGAAGGATATACTGTCTGTTTTAAGTTATCTTTCACATATAGCTGACCTTTAAGTTGGTAAGCAGGCACGTTCACAGTGTTGGTAGGTGATAATTCACCTAAGTTTATCACTTCTGTTAAGTTTTTATCAAACGACGAGTGTGGTGGTCGAGATAACAAAGCGTATATCAATGGAGATCCAATACCAACGGGGTAATTTAATACAATCGCACCACTCACACTGTTATCTAACAACGTTTCTCTCACTGTGAATGTCGTAGATTTGTCCACGTTTATAATAGCGTTTACTATGGTAAACGTTTTATTATTGTCAATTGATCCTGTGATAGCAAAACTTAACACAGGAAGCAATGATATATCTATCGGTTCGTTTACGGTAAACGTTCTATTTGTCTGGTTTACGTTAGTGATAGCGCATAATCTTGTGTTAGTAAAGAAAAATGGAGATCCGTCTGTAACGGTACGGTTGTCTAATATATCACCATCAACACGAGCAGTCACGATATCCCAGGATTTACCCGAGAAGTACGCTCGTGTATAATAATCATTACCGTGCAATTGTTTCCACCAAGGAGAGTTTGACGAAGTTCGAGATGTGAACATTATTCGGCGTTTAAATATTATGTTATTCGTTGTCGCTGAACGAATCCATAACGTCAACCCACCTAATGCATGTAACTGATTCCAGTTCGACGACACTGCTAACGACAAAATACTACCACCAGTTAACATCGTATAACTGTCAGGAGCAATAACAGACTTGGTTAATATTAATTCTCGTTTTTCGTCTGATACAGAAGACCGAGCAAAACATTGAGCAACTCCTACACACGGATCTTGGAACGTAACTTCTAACTCAAACGGATTAACTACTGTCATCGTGTAATCAGAAGTTTCAAGGAGCGTGCCATCTGCTAACTGCACGTGAACTTGTAATGATGGAATAGTTCCGAGATTATGTATTATATTCCAAACTCTAAGAGCAACTTTTTGTTCTACTTTGTAATACACTCTACGTGGTACCCAGTCTTGAAGACCAGACGGATCAGGAGCAGGCAGTTTTCCTCTCAGATATGACGTCTTGGTTCCAATTTGTACTAAATTACCTTTGCATCCATTTGTTATTACACAATGAGACACGACTTCCAAACCACGTATGACTTGGACTAATTCTATCTCTCGGTTGCAGGTATCACACTTATAAACGATTACTGACATAGTTATCCAGTGACTAATTGAATCCCAGTCGTTTGTCGCAAGAACTCTTGTTCCACTTCTATGATTGGAGTGAATAATGCAATAACCTTATCAGCGCCAATTTCGAATGTGGTGTGTTCATCTGCACTCATGATCCAAGGAATCAAACCTATCGTGTACTGATTTCCAACTTGTTTAGGAATCAACAACATAGGTTTCGTGAATGTGTATTTATGGCTATCACCTTGGTCATTATTCCAACGTACCAACAATTCTTCACCGGTTATCAACTTCAATCCTTTTACCATCATAATATGATTCTCCTATGTGTCAAGTATTTTGTAAATATATTTTAAGTCAATGGTAATTTAACTACATTTGTCGCTTACATCCCATCCACGCAAAAGCGATGAATGGGTTTTACGCTCCTATAACAAATACTGATTCAAATGTTCAACAAATGAACGAACAGCTACTAACGAATCAGTTCCCGTGATTCGTGAATGTATTAATAACATGTCATATGTTGCAAATATAACACAAGACCACACCCATGGATATTGTTTATGGTATGTAGCATCGACGATCCATATAATATTGCCTATTAAAAACATCGTCCATGGGTATACAGAACGTGCCGCCACTTCCGGACTTATTAACATAATAGCCGCCAGTAAAAAACATGAATTTATAACCCATTTTGTCTTTCCGGTGTGGAGAAACACGAAACCTTTGAATCGGTCATGCATTACAGTGATCTATATATTCTAACGGAATCATTACTCGATCTCCTGGATGTGGAAGAGTGAATCCGTTCATTATATTATATAATTCTAACAGGTCGCTCAAAACTTGTCTATCCATCGAATGACTGTTATACTTTTTGATAATCGCTCCAATTGTTTCGCTTGGACCAAATATATGATACACAAAAGACACTCCCTCTACGTGCTGTGTCATTACACTCTCCAAATATGCTTTTTTAACTGTTCATAATCGGGAAAACCATCACGACTAATTGCAAAGTAGTATGGAATATTATATATTATTATTTCACTACCTTCAACGATCCCTTTGTTCAAATCAGTGGAAACGTATGTATAGATCATCAAATCTTTTACCATTTCAGATGCCTTGCCATCTAGCGCTGCACTGTTTTCACGGAGAGAGTCAAACGTGTCTTTAAATTGTTGTCTCGAGTTTGTCACTTCTTCGCTATACATAAACTTAAATCCGTTGATAGGAAAAATGTAATACGAATTCGTGCCAGTGTCATCGAACGACGATTCACCATTAGCAAATATTGCTCGTTGATGGATGTTCATAATTTGGTACTTGCTATATAACGCTTCGTTGAATATATCAACCATATCACTCTTTCGTTTGTGAAAGCGTACTTTGACTTTTAAAAAAGTTTCATCTTTTTCAGGAAGATATTTTAGTAAGGGATCCGACGTTAAGTCGAGAAACTCATCACAGTGTGCTCGAATTAGTGAAGAACACTCGTTACTGAGTGAATTGCCATCATTGTGGAACAGTTCCTGTATTTTCATATTTAACTCAATTTACTATATTTAGTATAACAGAATAAGAGGAAACATTGTACAATGTTTCCTCTTATGCACTACACTGAGTTAATTACTCGTTTGAGGAATATTCCCGAATTTCCTCGATTAGCTTATTACAGTCTGCGACTGTCTTGGGTACGATATAAGAAGGGCCACGTTGGATGTTGTTGACCATATAGGCCATTTCTGTTTGCCATTTCATCAACCGCTCACCATCCTTTTCTCGGGTGGTTGGATTTTCCCATTGAACTCGTTGAGCGACTGGAAACCCGCGTGTTGCTCCTTGAAAAGCTCGACTTAGGTACTCAATCGTCTTCCCGGAATTTACTACTTTAACTTCCCGCTCTCGTGCTTCAGCCATAACATGTGTACTCATAAAAGTTTTTAAACCCGGATAACCGGGAGCAATAACGATCAACTTCAACCGTATAGATATAATAATACGATACACGTTGAAAGTCAACAGTAACAATGTGTTGAGGGAACGACCATATATTGTATATAATATGTTTTAAAGAATTATTATAAAAACAAAGGTTTACAAAATTATAAATTATGTTCACTAAATAGAACCCACATGAAAGAAAAATTCATACAAGCTCACATGAAGGCAGCGTTCGTATATGCTGACCTGTCACACTGCAAAAAAAGAAAAGTTGGTTGTGTTATAGTCAAAGAAGATTCGATCTTATCATTTGGATACAACGGAACTCCAGCAGGTGAAGACAATTGTTGTGAAGATGAATTTGGAATCACAAAACCAAACGTTAAACACGCGGAGTACAATGCGATCAAAAAATTAAAGCAACACAATATACAGGCGGATGGTGCTGCAATTATTATAACCAAAATCCCTTGTATCAAATGTGCATATAAAATAATAAAAGCACGAATTACGTCAGTGTACTGGTTGGAGGTTTCGCGTTCAAATAACATTACGGGAATTCAACTACTAGACCGATACCAAATACATAACGAACAAGTAACAATAAAATAATAATTATCAGGAGAATAATAATGAAACAACAGTTAGCACATACAGTGTTTGAAGATTCGTTCGCCGAAGAAGTTTGGTCTTCGACATACAAGGATCACACTGATAATAATGTCGACGACATGAATATGAGAGTAGCTACCGCAGCGGCAAGTGTAGAGACCACAGACACACTTAGAATACTTTGGCGGGATACATTTTACGAAATGTTATCCGGATTTAACGTTACTACAGGAGGGCGGATATACTCCAACGCGGGAACAGAGTGGAACGGAACTACATTAATGAATTGTTTCGTGAACCCACGTAGTTCGTATGATATTGATTCACTAGACTCTATTATAAGCGGTGTTCGCAATCAGTGTCAAACACTGAAGTCGGAAGGAGGGTGGGGTGAGAATTTTTCTTTTATTCGTCCTAGAGGATCTTTCATTGAGGGAATCGGCGTGGAGACCCCTGGTGCCGTAAAGTACATGGAAATATTTGATAAAACTTCCGATGTTATAACAGCCGGTTCTGGTAAGAAGAATTCAAATAAGAAGTCCAAAGGAAAGATCCGTAAAGGAGCAATGATGGGAGTTATGGATGTATGGCATCCAGACATCGTCGAGTTTATTACAGCAAAACAACAACCAGGTAGACTGTCAAAATTTAATTTGTCTGTTAATTGTACGAATAACTTTATGGACAAGGTAATTCGTTTGCAAGATATTGATAAGTCGATACACGATGAATTATTATTCGACGAACCGAATAGCGAAAAAATTAAACAACTAGAAACAGAAAAAGAATCTTTGGATACATGGGATTTGATATTCCCGGATACCACACATCCACAATATAGAGAAGAATGGCAAGGAAGTATCAGTCAGTGGAAGTCTAAAGATTATCCTGTTACTATCCATCGTACATTGAAAGTTTCGTGGTTATGGAATTTGATAATGGAGAGTACATATAACAGAGCAGAACCTGGAGTGTTATTCTTAGATAGAGCAAACCACTTTGGCCCATTAAACTACTTAGAAACTATTTCAGCAACCAATCCGTGTGGAGAGCAAACACTCGCTCCGGGTGGAGTGTGTAATCTCGGTTCTGTAAATCTAACACAATGTATTAATAAAGACGGAACTGGGTTTGATTTAGCTAAGATTAAAAAACACACAAGACACCTCAATAGGTTTCTTGATAACATAAATTCATTATCAAATGCGCCGTTACCAGAATATATAGATTCGATGAAAAACAAAAGAAGAATCGGAATAGGAATTCTTGGATGGGGATCTGCGTTGTTCATGTTGAAAGTTCGATTTGGTAGCGAACGTGCTGCTCAACTTCGTGAAGATGTGATGAGTACTATTGCGAGAGAAGCATACATGTCATCGATTGATTTAGCTGAGGAAAAGGGTATGTTTGAATACTGCATTCCTGAAATGCACGCTAAGGGAGTATTTGTAACTAGCTTAAATCTTCCGGAGTCTTATATGAATAAACTCAGAAGTACTGGGATTAGAAATTCGTCATTGTTATCGATCCAACCTACAGGAAATACCAGCATTCTTGCTAATATAGTATCTGGTGGATTAGAACCAATATTCATGCCTGAATATATCAGAACCGTTATAGTCGGTCAGATGCCTGATGAGATTATAGATGTGTGTCCGACATGGTACGAGGGAGCTTGGCATGAAACTGATATGTTTAAATTCACCAAAGAAGGTGATGAAGAAATCTTGAGAGGGGTTGGACCTAGTGGCATCGTTTACAAGATTGATAAAAACCGAGGACTAACGAAAGAAGTATTGTGTCAAGACTATGGGGTGCGGTGGTTATCCAAACGTGGCGAGTGGGATCCGTCGGCAGATTGGGCGGTAACGACAATGAACCTATCTGTACAAGATCACGTAGAAGACTTGAAAGGGTTTGCACGTTGGGTAGACAGTGCAATGAGTAAAACCGTAAACGTTCCAAATGATTATCCGTTTGAACAATTTCAGGACATTTACACCGATTCATACCGAAGTGGATACGTGAAAGGTGTCACTACATATCGGTCTGGTACAATGACGACAGTTTTATCGGCTGCAGATGCTACCGTCCGTAAAGATCAAGAAGAAATCATAGTAGATGATGTTAAAGTGCCGATACAAGCTCCTGCAATGGTATCTACCATACGAGCAGATGGGAAAAAATGGTATTTGACGACTATACTTGACAACGCTGGTGAGCGTCCTATCGCGTTCTTTGTCCACACGAACCATTACGAAAAATCAGTCACGACACATGACGCGGTTGAGCGACTGATTAAATTGGCAACTGATAGAGGTATACCAGAGCGTTGGATTGCTGACACCGAGCGTAAAATGGAAGCAGATAACAACCCAACCAAGATAGCACGCGCCATTAGTTTAAACCTTCGACATGGAGTCCTCATCAAAAATGTGGTCGCTGTATTGGATCGTGTTGATGACATTTACGTTGGATCGTTCTTATTTCAAATCCGAAAGTTTTTAGGGACGTATGTCAAAGATGGCGAAAAGGTTGAAGGTGAAAAGTGTATGGCTTGTGGAAGCACACAAATCGTATTCAGTGAAGGCTGTAAGAAATGTATGTCATGTGGTTCGAGTAAATGTGGATAATGTAAGTTTTGATGGTTACTCTGACGGGGTAACCATCAAACATCTTTTACAAATATCATAATCTAAAGGACAAAATTGATGTGTGATGATAAATTATTGCAACAACTAAAACACCTTCAAGTAAAACCACCAATCGTTGAATGTACTCAAAGTTCCAATTGTTGGTGCAATGAGATATCATTTCGATTTCCGATGACTCAGATACAGGATGAGTGTATGAGTCCAAAACAATTACTGGATACATATAGCGATCAGATGTCCACATCCGACAAACAATATCTAACTAATATGTCAAGATATGAATTTATTATATATTAAAAAAGGGGCCTAGGCCCCTTTTTTAATATTCGTCATCGTATTGTCGGTGTTTTTTACTATACACATCATCTGCAGGTGTATAGTCATCGTCGTTGACCACATTCATCGCCCACTCGGATAACGAATTGAATGTTTTACTTTCCACCTCATCAAACAACTTACCTGACGGTAATTGTTTGACCCCATAATCTTCTAACAACTCTTCAGGAGTGGCCGTTTTTGCGTACTCTACCAACCGAACAACTTCAGTGCTAACACGTTTCATTTCTTACTTATCTCCAAAAATATTATTAGTTAAATAACGAATAAACAAAAGCTGCAATCGTGACAGCATTCATAACAACGGCTACTGTTACCATGATACGTACAAATTTCATCTGTTCTGTTACTGCTTTGACGAAAAAATCATTCTGTTGGTTGAATGCCACCTGAATCACATCAGTTAACACTGCTGGAGTGATAATATCTTCACTATATGTTTTCATATTTAAATTGGTCCTTGTTATGTTAAAATTGTTTAGTGGTAAATATATCATATAATCCTTACTTAATTATAAACCTCTAAATTTCTTAGAGTAGTTGATATAGTATTTGACAATAAATACTACACCTTACCGTGACCTTGGCATCACCTTAGGATATTAGAACTGGTAATGCATTCTAACGCTCTTAGACTAATTAATAGTCAATGTATACCTTCTACAAATCTTTAAGCTCCTTGAGTTTAAAACTAAGCTATATTGCCTTTCAAAGCTTAGGTGGTCTAATCTACTAACTCCTATAGTCACCCTTTGGACATATAGAACCTACGCCAACCTTTTGAATTGGTTAAGTACCTCAGAACTGAAAGCGTAAATAAAACTCTATTCACGCCCGAAGTCCCTGACGAGGGTTAGTGACTTATAACGCTATGAATAATTGAAACTATTTCTGCAAACATTGCTTTTTGTTCCACAGTAGCAACTAATTTTTTTACTCGATCAATATCCCACAAATCTTCTGTGAGTTCTTCAAATTCTCGTTTGGTGATGGTGCCTTCAAAATACGCATCTCGCAAACGTTGAACTTCGCTTTTAACTTCTACCAGTGTTAATTCAGTCATATTTATTGAGTCCTTTTAGAGTATACAGCATCCATTGCTGTTTCTGAAACAGTCATTATTGTATTCAATTTAAATTTACAGTAAGCCGGGGTCATCTTACTATTAGCAGCACTTTCAAACTCATCAGCCAGTTTTGCAATTTCTACTGCGATTGCATGCATCTCTGTATTGTTAGGTTGGTGTTTGAGATACAACTCCGAATATTTAGCGGAATCGGCCAATTTTGCTGACACGACAACCATACGATCATGATCATTACAGTTTGACATAGATGTTTTTGCTAAATGTGCAACTTGTGCAAACGTCTCATATTCGTGTTCATTGAACACCCCACCGAACATGGAACATCCAGACAACGCCGTTATCATCATTACTGACCCGATTATTTTCATTTTATATCCTCATGTAAGTCCATATTTATCCGAACTTTTTCAATACTTCTTTTAATTCAGTTATGTAAATGGTTTTTCGTTTACCTTCATTAGATAACAAATCCAAATATACGTTCTGTTGAACTACTGCATCATCCAGTTTGGTCTGTGTCTTCTGTTTTTCTTCTTCGGTGAGTCTGTACACAGGAAGGGCCACAATATATTCAATATTAATAATTCCTATATATGATAAAAACTCCTCGAGTTCAGCCTTGTTTTTTGTTTTGATGGCTATACCACCAACGTTATTATTAATGGACAGTATGACATCTTTATACCGTTGAATGTCTATTTCTAATAACTGAAGTAGTCGTGTGTACCTGTTATGGTAATATTGGAGTCTCCACTCAGTAAATCGTGTAACGACTTCTGTGAATGATGTGTTTGTTACAGACTCTCCATTGAAGTCAATAACATTCATGTTATCTGTTTCCGAGTTGGAAAGCTTCAATAACCGAATCAAATCAGGTCGCGCTGTACTTTTAAGTATTCCACGTGCGAACTTTACGACTACATCGATTGAGTCTTTTGATGCGTCATCGTATCCAATAATTTTGTAATCTTCTTCTAACTTGTCTAAGTATGAAACGTATTTTGTGTGTTCTGTTCCATATGGTAGTTTGTTAATACGAATTTCTGATGAATTTAATTGAACATAATCACCTTCGAATGTGTATCGATTGTTAGTAGTCTTCGGATCTTCTACTTTAGATACAGCTTTACAATCAATTGGTTTAAAATACGGCATCGCTTCTTCGAATTTTTTACCTTCAAGATGAGATATTTGAGCATTTATGATATCTTTAAGATCGTGTGGTAGAATGTTACACTGAAATCCTCCAGCAATACCAAACGTTGGGTTTAACAATACGATAGGGACTAACGGGAGAAAGTGTAATGGTTCTTCCAGTGTATCATCATAATTCGGTTGCATCGGAATGAGCTCAATATCTCGAAACACGACATCTTTGGTAAAATCAGATACTTTGACAGAGGTGTAACGAGGTGCACCGAAACTGGAAGGAGCTAATCTAGTACCGAATGCTCCGATTCCAGTGAACAACGGAATATTATTACACCAAGGTCCCGCCATGTTACTGATAACATCAGATATATCAGCATGAGGATGAATAGGCATTACAGCGCCGGCAAGAGTAGCTGTCTTAGTCTTATCTCCGTTCCTGCCTATCCACAAGCCACGCCTTTGGCTTGGTTTAAATCCGTCTGATAACGCAGGCAATGCTCGATTGTTTATCGTATACAAAAAGTAAACCCGTCGTTGTTCTTTAATGTAATCTGAACTAACAGGTTGAGTACTACTAGCCACACGTTGAATTGACACAATGATATCCTTTGACTATACGTATTTCATTTTATAAGTAGTATACATCATTAGAGCGTATAGCACAATGTGTTTTCATTGCTCGTCATAAATACTAAACACCTGAGGAAATTATAACATGAAACTTATCGACCTATTCGAAGTCACATTTGACTCTGAGAAAAAGAAATCTGCAGCACTTCAAAAACTTCGCGATGTTAAGAGTCAAATTAAAACGTTACGATCAAAAGCCAGTTCAGGACACTCAAGTGGAATTGCACCTCAATACCAACAGCAATGGGATCGTTTACAGCTTGCTAAGAAACTAGCACAAGATGAGTACGATAGTGTTGATACTAAGGCCCAAGCACACGCGACATCACATAATTTCCATCAAGCTCATGCAACGAAACGTGCTAATGAAGTTCCTGAAGAGAAGAAAGATCGGTTTGGTGATGCCGTCAGTGCAGGATTGACTCATACAAACGATCTACGTTCTAACGTTGGTGGACATGCGGGTGTTGCAGAAAAGATGCTGGCATATGCCAAACTAGCATCGAAAGATGGTAGTGTTAAAGTAACCGCAGAGGATCTTGCTCATCAATTTGATACAACGGCAAGAACAGTCAACCGTTGGCTGAACCGTCCCGAATTCCACCAAGTTGCCTTATTGTTAGGACGAGGGGTAAGTCGATAATTTAAGAAGTTCAGCAAGACTGATTGGTTTATAGTCTTGCTGTTCTACACTTACGTTGATGTGTTGACTATTTTTTGTGGTCTTGTTGTGAATATGACCATGAATTTGTACCCACCCAGTTGGAACATCCCACCATGGATGATGAGCGATTATGAAATTCTTGAACGTTTTAATCAAGTGAACCTCGTCAAAATCGTATAATATCGGTGTTTTGTGATGATGGTCGAAATCATGGTTACCCATTATTAAGATTTTGTATCCAGGTAATGTTTCTAATATTGAATCTATACGAGTTTTACTTCTCATACAAACATCACCTACCCAAACAACAACATCGTCGGCATGTACGTGAGCCATATAATTCTTCACCATAACGTCAGTCATGTGACCAATATCGTGAAAGGGTCGTTCACAATATTTGATGATATTATGATGAAAGAAATGAGTATCGCTCCAAAATTTCAGTTTACTTGGATCAACTAATGCGAGGTCAACCTCTGAATGTTTTACCCGGGATACAAAATCTTTATATGGTTTAATACGCTTTACCATTGGACTGAAAGGTAAACTCGGATCGACTTTCTGTAATTGGTCTAATAACATCTGACGTTCGTCTAATATTGTTTGCATGTGTTACTGGTCATCCTGGTCGTGTTGTGGTTTATTCGATTCATTCATAATGTCCAACATATCAGCATACTCTTTTAAGAGTTCGTCCATCGATAACGATAAAATGCCCACATGAGCCATTAACACATTGAAATTTAACGGATTTTTCTTAATGGCATCAAATGATTCTGCAATTTTTAATGCTCTGTCACGAAACATCTCTGCTTTTTTCATATTACAACTCTCCTCGCAATACCATATATTTATTCACATGTTGCTTAATGGAATCAAGCGAAACCGACACTTCACGAGAGTTTAGTTTGTTTTGGTAATAACGTTTAAACGACGGGTAGTCGATTTGAATCATCATGTTGTTTGTTATATCTATCATGACAAATCTATGTAATATCAGTTCGTCGTATTTAAACCATTCAGTTCGAAGTTTCACACGATCCGTTAATTTAAGTACTTTCGCTTGTGATGTGTAACTACCTGCCCATCTGTCGTTTATCACTCTAAGATCGATCCCGTTAACTTCGTCTTCTTTATTGCCTCTTCCGAGTATGTATCGAGTATTGGAATTTTGAGAATTCCACATGCCTGCCACCGCTATTTCACCACAAAATCCTTTAACAGATTTGTACTGATGCCTAATGTTGAACTTACTCCACGGCATTCGCAGGAGACTGTATTTGTGTTCAGGATCGAATTTACCTTCACTATGCATGTCTTCGTAAAAATTTATAGACTGTTTGATGTGCGTTGCACCATCTGGGTCGTAGTGTGCCTTGTAACGATCGAATACATCAATTACTTCGTTAATACACTGTCTACCTTTAAGTTGACTTGATTTATCATAACTTTTCAATCTTAGATTCACGTTAATGTATCCTCTGTAGTGGATAACCACACTTTTCTAGCGTCAGAGTCATCACTAAACAATAAATGCATTACTTCTTTCATATGTGCGTCCCCTGTTATCGGTAGATAAAATCGGTCGTCATTGATAATCATTTCCCAATCTGATCGTTCCATACTACCAAGACCTTTGTAATATTGTATAGTCCAGCCTTTATACTTGTCGCGTTGCGCTACGTATTCCGGTCTATTTTTGAAATGAACTCTTTTATTGCCTTTAACGGCAACTACGTTAGGAGCAATTAACCTATAAAAGTAGGAAGGTTGTTTAGGATCAAATAGCTCTGGCCAAAATTGATAAAATAAACACAACAAGGTCGTGATGATATCGTCTCCGTCTGGATCTGAGTCAGTCGCAATTACGACACGCTTTCCAAATCGTAGTTCGTGTTTATACGCTTTCTGACCAGGTACCAATCCGACAGCCGCCAGCAAATCAGTCAACTTACCCATTTTTAACACTTGGGCTACTGTGGATCCGTATACGTTGTTTATCTTACCACCTAATGGAAAACTTCCCATAGTTGCTGGTGTCCTTACTTCCACCAAACTACTTGCGGCTGATAACCCCTCTGTCACAAATATACTACATTTAGAACGATCGCGTTCGGTCGCATCTAACAATCCAGGAACCTTCTTTCGTAATGTTTTCTTGAACTCATCACTAGCCTTCTTATTTGCATTCTTGTGATGGCGTTCGTTTGCTTTTTCTAATACAGAGTCCAGCCATTCACGATTGCGTTTTGCGAATAACGTCCACCCAGCCGCTATAATACCATCTAACTCTTTTCGTAGATTAGGTCCGATTAACCTTGTCTTACTTTGACTGTCATACACTGGATCTGATACCTTGAGGGATCCTAATATCAACAAGTTTTGTCTGATGTCGTTCTTTGTGATTTCTGCCCCGAGTTTCTTAGCTTCTTTTTTAAGATGTTCTGTCGTAGCGTCTACGAATGCGTTCACGAATTGAGTGTTGCACATCCCTCCGTCGTACAACAATGAACTGTTTACCCATGTAAATACTTGTTCGTCCATGCCTTCATATTGATCCAATATTACAAAAAATTCAAAACCAGATATGCCAAATTTGAAATATTGTTTGGATATACCTTTTACAATATCCTCCAATCCATTTTTGTATTGAAATTTTTCGTTGTTGTATGATACTACTGTTCCAGGATTGTTAAATGCTATTTCAATAGACTTGTTTCGTAACAATTCTGTTGGTAATGAAGTATCAACTACCACAGTGTTATCTAATGTGTACGAGATCTTCGTGCCTGACTTACTCGCTGCGTGTTTTTTAATAACTGGTTCTGTTATTTTTGCAGCCCCATCACTAAACGTTTGTGTATACTTTTTCCCATCACGGACGATTTCGATATCAAATTTTTCTGAACAAAACGCAACCATTGAACTACCAATTCCGTTTTGACCTTGAGTTCCGGCCTCTTTACCTGTCGCAAAGTTACGGCCAGATCGCAAAGAAGCAAATACAACTTCCGGTGTCGGTTTTCCTGAACTATGTGTTTCGATCGGAACCCCTCTTCCGTTATCTTCTACGGAATATATTCCGTTATCCGCAGAGTATGTTATCGTAAGTGTTTTGTCAGTCTTGGTAAGCTGCGAGAACTCATCATTACTGTTATCCACTATCTCTTGAAACATACGAAGTACAGCAGGGACAAACGTAGTTTGTGTAATTTCTATTTTGTCTGATTTAAAATACGGAAGGTTAAATTGGGTAGGAGACGTGCTCCCACCATACATCGATAAACGTAGTCTAACGTGATCTCTATCACTCAGAATCTGAATATCATTCGCCGTATATTCTTTATTTATTTTTGACATTGGTTACCTTATTTTTAAACTTTTTGAGTTTAATGCCTTTTTCACACAAAAGATCCACCCGCACAGTAGCTTCAAATCCCGATACTATATTATCGATTAACGTTTTGATTACAAACAACTTACCATACCTGACGATTGCATCATTCACGTCTTTACATTCATTGAATGGCAATACAGAAACACTCCAACCTTGGTTTAATCCTTGCATTGCCAATAAACCACCATCTCCTGTTCTATCTGGAATTACAACTTTTTTTCTAGGTGATGAATTTAGGTATAATATTTGTTGTTGAGTCATCTCATTCCCAAACACCGCCACACCTTCGATATGAATAGCGTCAAAAAATCCTTCCACGACGAACAACGGTTGATCAACGTCAGTAAATAATCGATCAAATCCGTAGAGTATTGAACCTTTTGACACTGATTCAGTACTTAGATATTTAGGATCTAACGTATCTGTCAGGTCTCTCCCTTGAAAAAACACTAATTGATTATTCCTATATATTGGAATAATTAATCGTTTATCCCACTTACGGTCTTGTTTATTAGTACCCTTTGACAAATAAAATTTATAATCATCGATATCAATCGACCTAGACAATAGGTACTCTTGTGCGATTTTACTCCATATATCATCTTCATCTTGAATTAAACGATAAAAAGTTTTCGGGAGAATTAGATGCTGTGTAGTATCATTACCTACTCGTGGTACGGTTGTGGAACCACTTGGAGCAGCTTTTTTCCTTTTCTTAAAAGATTCAAATTGTAACTGTTTAATAGTGTTTTCGGGAACACCAAATGCGTTCAATACTTTAACCATTCCTGTTGACAGAAATGATTCTGCATCATCATACATCGCATCAGCAGTACAATTAAAGCAATGATATGACGTCTTACCGTTTTCAAATTTCCACCCACCTCGCTTCTTGTGTTTATGATCGTCACACACAGAACATCGTATAGCATACCAACCGCTGGGGGTAGTCTTGTTGGGTAGCAACACGTACTGCCTAACAATTTGTTCAAACGAATTCATTGTTGTACAGATTCCTTATTTTTCTTTGCCTTTTTGTTCGATGCTTCGATTACAGATTCCTCTATAATAGAGTTTTCATTAATCTGTTTCAATCGTTCACGAATTTCATCTGAATCCATCCAATAATCTTTACCTTCGATAATTCCATCCACTTCATCATTAGTTAAGAACGGAACACAAATACTTTTTAGTAGTTTATTGTATAATTGCAATGTATTCGTTAGTTCTTTAAACTGTTCATTGCCTTTTCCGCCGCCTGCCCCTCCAGAAAAATCATGAAACATCATCCTGCAATTATCATGCACAATGTGTTGATCAGCCGCTAGAAATAGAATTGATCCCATAGATGAAGCTTCTGCTTCCAATACAGTAATGATAACAGCTTGAGATGATCTCATCGCGTTCAGTATTTGGATGCCTGTATCAAGTCTTCCACCTGGAGTATTAAGACAAACATAGATAACATCCTCAATACTAGCTGTTCGTATTGTGTGAATCATATCTGTATATAAACCTGGTTCCAGAATAGGAGTGCTAAGATAAAACCAGTGCTCGTTTGTGTGGTATGTGGTAGTTACTTGTTGATATGCAGGTTGTGGATTTCCCAGTCCTTCTTCATAATTATCCGAATTTGACGTATATTGTTTCGCTTTCAGCCGACTCATTCAATTCTCCTTATTCGTCAGCGTATCATACTTGAGTATTCAATTCATTGCTACAACAAAAAAGAGAGTCTTTCGACTCTCTTTTAGACGTTTGATAATAAGGTGTCTTACGCCCCACTAACAGTTAAGCTGCTAGACGGATCTCTCCGTAAGTTTCATCGTTTGCATTTACATGCTTGCTTCATTTACGTCGATCGCCTGACGACTCCTAATCAATACTAATTGCTGCGCAATCGACATGTCTTCATCCCCGTTAGACGTACTCGTTGCATTGGTGGAGATGGTCGGAATCCCACCGACTTCTTGCTCAACTTTCATAATGACTTCAAACAGAATTCTTAATACCATATTCATAAATTTATTTATGAATATGTTAATACTGATAATACCGACACCAATATGCTTCAATACGAATGAGTTGCATATACGTTTCATGTTTCTCTAGTCGTTCCTTCATTCTAAAAGTATCTCTTATTATTCGTTGAACGTCAATGAATACTTCATGTGAAAATATATCTGGAGATAATGCAGTTAATTCATCAAAGCTATTATCCCAATTCGTTAATGTCTGATCGACACTTAGTTGATGTTTATTTTCTTTAGCGTTTATAAGAGTTATTATTTTTGTGATACACAACGTTTCCGTTTCACCGCTAGTTAACCGAGTAGACGGGACAGAACTTAACTCCTCCGCACTAAATACAGGACTAACAGTAAATAACACTCCTATTATGACAAAAACGTACCGCATCGTTCAAGATTCCACGTGTATCAATGAATGCAGTTGATCTCTTACCCACCTGTCTGATTGATTTCTGGTACAATGAACGTTTTCGACCTTAACTTTCGACCCTCGATAAATTTGTGTTTGTACTTCCTTTCCCTCAGTTCCGCTAACATATACCAGATATGGACCAACTTTTTCTGAGTGCACAAACGTCATTTAGATTCTCCTAAGTTTTAGAAAAAACAGATCGTCTGTTTGCTCTCCCTCCTCAATGGAAAAGAATTGGTTGACATACTGGAGAGGAAAGACACGATCGCCTTTGTATATACGTCTTACCACAGACATGTATATATTAGTTGTCCAAGGTAACGCTTCGATGAACAATTTTTCTCCACCTAATACAAAGACTTGTCGCTTGTCCTCATTTTCTAAATTTTCTACAGCTGTTCTAATATCAGGAACAAAGACCACAGAAGGTGTTACATTCAATTCTGTGACTTTATTTGATATTA